CCTTTCAGTATGTATCCGTTTCAGGAAAAACTTATCCAGAATTTCCATGATAACAGATTTAATATTTGTAAGATGCCACGCCAGACTGGTAAGTCTACTACTTGTGTATCATATCTTCTGCACTACGCTGTTTTTAACGATAATGTTAACATCGCCATCCTAGCAAACAAAGCATCCACTGCTAGGGATCTTCTCGGTAGGTTACAACTTGCCTACGAAAACTTGCCAAAGTGGATGCAACAGGGTATTATATCATGGAACAAAGGTAGTTTAGAACTCGAAAATGGCTCCAAGATTTCGTCTAACTCTACTTCTTCATCTGCTGTCCGAGGCGGATCCTATAATGTCATCTTTCTTGACGAGTTCGCGTTCATCCCGAATCACATTGCTGATGACTTCTTTGCCTCTGTTTATCCTACTATTTCTTCTGGACAGAGCACAAAGGTAATTATCGTTTCTACCCCTAGGGGTATGAATCACTTCTACCGCATGTGGCACGATGCGGAGAGAGGTAAGAATGAATATACACCAACTGATGTTCACTGGTCTGAGGTTCCTGGTAGAGATGAGGCATGGAAAGAACAGACCATTGCCAACACTTCAGAACAACAATTTAAGGTTGAGTTTGAGTGCGAATTCTTAGGTTCGGTCAATACCCTCATCAACCCAGCAAAACTTAGGAATCTTGTATATGAAAATCCAATTAAAAGAAATGCCGGACTAGACATATATGAGAATCCAAAAGAAGAACATAATTATTTGATTACGGTTGACGTTGCCCGTGGTCTTGGAAATGACTATTCAGCATTTATTGTTTTTGATATTACAGAGTTTCCATACAAAGTAGTTGCAAAATATAGAAATAATGAAATTAAACCTATGCTGTTTCCAAATGTTATTTTGGATGTAGCAAAAGGATATAATGATGCTTGGTTATTGGTAGAAGTAAATGATATTGGTGATCAGGTTGCCAACATTCTTCACTTTGATTTGGAATATGAGAACATACTGATGTGTGCGATGAGAGGTCGTGCAGGACAGGTAGTTGGTTCGGGATTTAGTGGTAAAAAATCTCAACTTGGAGTTAGAACCACTGCTGCCGTTAAAAAGTTGGGATGTTCCAACTTAAAAACTCTCTTAGAAGATGATAAGTTACTTACTGTTGATTATGATATCATTTCAGAATTAACGACATTTGCTCAAAGACATAATTCTTTTGAGGCAGAAGAAGGATGTAATGATGACTTGGCAATGTGTCTGGTTATCTTTTCTTGGTTGGTGGCACAGGACTACTTTAAGGAAATGACGGACAATGATGTTCGTAAAAGAATTTATGAAGAACAAAAGAATCAGATCGAACAGGATATGGCACCATTTGGATTTATTGTCGATGGTATAGACGAAATGGGATCATTCGTGGATGATAGTGGAGACAGGTGGTACACGGACGAATATGGAGATATGTCTTACATGTGGGATTATAAGTAATGGATTTTGACGATCAAATAGAATTGGAACATTTACTGTTCTTTGATCGTAAATGTAGGGTGTGTAAAAAGGTCAAGAGTTTGATGGATGATTACTATTTGACAAGAAGAGACAGAGGGACATTGCCATCCGCATACTCATATGAATGTAAAGAATGCACTATAAAAAGAGTTAAATCTAAAAAGAAAAAGAAATTAGATTGGGAATATCCTGATTGGTAGATATTCACGCACGGTTTCCCCGCTGAAAATACTCTTTTCCATAAATATTTTTAGATAAATTTGGATTGCGAGGAAAAACAAGATGCCATTAAATTTAGCATCTCCTGGTATTGTAGTAAGGGAAGTAGACCTTACAGTAGGAAGAGTTGATCCAACTTCTGCGAGTATTGGAGCTATTGCGGCACCTTTTGCTCAAGGTCCAGTAGAACTTCCTACTTTAGTTGAGAACGAAAAAGACTTACTGAACGTATTTGGTAAACCATATTCCAAAGATAAGCACTATGAGAATTGGCTCGTTGCTTCTTCTTTCTTGGCATATGGTGGTTCATTAAGAGTAGTAAGAGTAGACGACACTTCACTGCAAAACGCAAAGGTCGGCGCTGCTTCTAGTGTAAAGATTAAGAGTGTTGAGCACTACGAACAACTTGGATATGACGAAAGCACTATTAGCGATATTGTAGTTGCTGCTAGAAACCCAGGTTCATGGGCAAACGGTCTGAGAGTTGGTATCATCGATGCCAAGGCAGATCAAATTCTTAATATGAGCACAACAGCAGTAGAAAATACGACATTCTCTGCAGATGCAACTCCTTCCGATGGTGACATTGGAATCACAACAACTTCAATTACTGGTATTACTACCACCAATATTGAAATAGGTGATACTGTAAAACTTCTCAGTGGAGTTATTGGTTCTGGAACGACTGTTACTGGCATTTCAACTGCTAATGGGGGAACAGTTACGATATCCCCAGCAACCTTAAACACAGTATCGCTTGATAATGTTGAATTGTCTTTTGGAGCATATTCAACTACAACGACTCTTGCAGCACCTGCCGTTGGTTACGGAGTTACTCAAGCAATTTCTGCAACTCTACCAGGTGCAGGAACAACAACAGTTCTTGACGGATACCTGAAAGGTATTATCACAGAAGTTGGAAGTGGACAAGTAAGTGTAAAAGTTCTTTCACACGTCTCTGCTGGAGGAATAGAAACAGAAGTTGATTATCAACCAGCAGGTGTTTATGCATTCTCTGGTTCTGGTTCTGTCGCTATTCATACAAATGGACGATCAGTTTCTTACGGATCAACTTCAGTAACTGCACAGTCTGACTGGTTCGATCAGCAAAACCTTTCACTTACAGCAACCACTACTGTTAAGTGGAACACTCTGGTAGACCGTCCTGGAACTTCAGAATATGCTGCTGCAAGAGGATCAAGATTTGATGAGGTTCACGTTGTAGTCATCGATGGTTTAGGTAAGGTTACAGGAAATACTGGAACTATCCTTGAAAAGCACGAAGGTCTTTCAAAAGCGAAGGATGCAGAGTTTTCTGTAGGTTCACCTTCTTATTGGAGAAAGTATCTTAAGAATAACTCACAATATATTTTCGGTGGATCTGCTCCTGCAGGAATCGTAACCACTGGATTTAGTGCAAACTTTGATCTTGAATCGGATGTTGGTTGGGATCGAGATGCAGAGGGTATCACGTTCGCTGCAACTGGTAACTCAAACAACACATTAGGTGCTGGTTGGAACTATGATGGTGGAATGGACATTGATTCTGCAGGTGCTCTGACTGCTGGATTGAGTGGTTTGGTTTCAGGTTATGGACTGTTTGAAAACACCGAAAACTATGAGGTAGATTTCCTCTTAATGGGATCTGCAGCATATTCTAAACCAGATGCTCAAGCACTTGCAAATAAATTGATTGCAGTTGCAGAAGCAAGAAAAGATGCTGTTGCATTCATTTCTCCATACAGAGGTGCATCAATCACCGATAGTTCTGACGATAGATCTGCTCAGATTAATTCAGATGCGGATATTACAAATAATGTTCTGAGTTTCTATGCTCCAATCACATCTTCATCTTATGCAATCTTTGATAGTGGTTATAAGTACATGTATGATAGATTTGGAAATACATTCCGTTATGTTCCACTGAATGGCGACATTGCTGGTCTTTGCGCTAGAAATGATATTAATCAGTTCCCATGGTTCTCACCAGCAGGAACATCAAGAGGTGCAATTCTTAATGCAGTAAAACTTGCTTACAATCCTTCTAAGGTTCAGAGAGATCAACTGTATTCGGCAAGAGTCAATCCAGTCATCTTCTCACCTGGTGCTGGAATTGTTCTTTTCGGTGATAAGACAGGACTTGGTAAAGCATCTGCGTTTGATAGAATCAACGTTCGTCGTTTGTTCATCTATCTTGAGGATGCAATTTCCGCTGCTGCTAAGGATCAACTCTTTGAATTCAATGATGAACTTACAAGAACCAATTTTGTAAACATCATTGATCCATTCCTGCGTGATGTTCAAGCAAAGAGAGGAATCTCTGATTACGTTGTTATTTGCGATCAAACAAATAACACTGCTGCAGTGATAGACAATAATGAGTTTGTTGCTGACATTTTCATCAAACCAGCAAGGGCGATCAACTTCATTGGTCTCACATTTGTTGCCACCAGAACTGGTGTTGCGTTTGAAGAAGTAATTGGTAACGTTTAATCGCTAATCAAACATAGAGGTAAAAAACAATGGCTTACTCATTATCAGAATCGGGAGTATTAAGAAAAATTTCTGATCTGAAATCAAGTTTAACTGGTGGTGGTGCAAGACCCAATCTATTTGAAGTTGTCTTATCGTTCCCAAGTGTTGCTGATATTGATGCAAACGTTCTTGATAAAGCACGTATACAGGTAAAAGCAGCAGCACTTCCAGCATCAAACATTGCACCAATTGATGTCCCATTCAGAGGACGTATTCTTAAGGTTGCTGGCGATAGAACGTTTGAAACTTGGACAATTACCGTAATTAATGACGTTGATTTCCAGATTCGTTCTGCCTTTGAAACCTGGATGAATACTATTAACAGACATTCCGATAACACTGGTCAAGTAAACCCTGCAGCATATTATGCAGATGCATTTGTTCACCAGTTAGGTCGTGACGGTGGTATTCTTAGATCTTACAAGTTCTATGATGTATTCCCAACGAATATTTCTGCTATTGATCTGAGTTATGAGACTACAGATACTATTGAAGAATTTACCGTAGAACTTCAGGTTCAGTGGTGGGAAGCTGCTGCTGGAAATGGAACTGGTGCTGGTGGTTCTAACGTTAACTAAATAATAGAATAACGTCTAGTCAAGATTATAATGGCAAAACTTTTTGGTTTTTCGATTGAGAATGCAGAAAAAAAACCAGATTCTATAGTTTCCCCCGTTCCTCAAAATAATGAGGACGGGGTTGATAACTATATTTCTAGTGGATTTTATGGTTCTTATGTAGACATTGAAGGTGTATATAGAACTGAGTTTGATTTAATAAAAAGATATAGAGAAATGGCACTTCA